TGTCGAAAACGATGCTGAGTGGTTCGTCGGATTCACGCAGCAGTGGCCTAACCAGGCCCTCGCTTGCATTGGATCCGAAGACGGGTCGTTGGCGACGCTCGATTTGAGCGAAGCTTCCGACCGTGTTGCGAACTGGCTGGTCGAAGAACTGTTCGCGGACTACCCCTTCTTCCTAGAGGGGATCCAGGCTTGCAGATCGACGACTGCCCGGCTACCTTCGGGCGAGGTAATCCCTCTCCTGAAGTTTGCGTCAATGGGCTCCGCTCTGACATTCCCAATCGAGGCCATGGTGTTTGCAGCCGTGGTCTTGACCAAGTGTGTACAGGCGGACGGTCTACCCCAGGCACGGGCTTCCTACAGGAAGTTCCGTGATAGGGTGAGGGTGTTTGGAGACGACATCATCGTCCCGACACCCATGGCCGAAACCGTGATCGAGTACCTTGAGCTGTTCGGCTTCAAGGTAAATCGCAACAAGTCTTTCTGGACTGGAGAGTTCAGAGAGTCTTGCGGTAAGGAGTACTGGAATGGATTGGATGTTTCCATCGTCCGATTCAGGAAGGAACTCCCTACGTCACGGCAGGATGTGGATAGGATCGTCACAACATCCGCGACGCGGAATCACCTACTAAGCGTAGGGATGATTCACACGACCGCGTTGCTGGATGACGTACTGGAGCGTGTCATCCGACACTATCCGTACGTCGCTCCGACGAGCCCTATCATAGGACGCCACCACCCACTGGGCTACTACCAAGTAGATTCAGTGGGCGGAGACTACCAAGCCCCTCGAACAAAGGGGTGGGTAGTTGCGCCGAAGATTCCGAACATCGGGATCGACGGGCATGGTGCCCTACTGAAGTGTCTTCTCACAACAATCGGCAATGCGAATGTCGATGAGGAGCACCTCAGCCGTTCTGGGCGTCCACGAGCCGCTAGCATGAAGCTCGTGAAAGCACCGCCCTTCTAACAGAAGGCGGTGGCCGGGGGGGACCCCGGCATAGAGAGGCTAAGAACGTGC